ACACTATGAGAATATATGAATTTGCACCCTCTACCAGTGGGGAATCTGGTGGGCCACGTATACTGCCCTGGCCTCAATTTGCCGAACTCGTAGCACGTCAAGCTGGAGTATGGCGCATGACTACACATGACATGGGTCAAGATGCTGTACAATGTTTCAAACGCATAGAGGATGAAACTGGCGATCCTGATGGGGAATACGTGGACTTACACATTATATTTGCAGCTACGGGTGACAACTTTCACTATATGATTGGCAGCACTACCAATGGTGAACGTGACAGTGAAGTGGACGATAGACAAAAGGGCATATTACCCCGTACTAGCCAATCACTGGCGGAAGTCATGCATCTAGCACGTGAGCTATTTGGCTTTTAGTGTAGCCTCTAACCAAATTTTACAGAGGGGCCAATTACGATATTCGTGTGCGTGACCACCGGCGCTCTGCCATTCTGCACAGTTGCTGTGACGATCATCTATTAGTATATCCCCGGGTCTACAGTGCTTGTATTTGTCAAAACTATATGGTCCAATAAACACGGGTATGCCGGGAAATAGTCGCTGTGCCCATCCAACTTTGTCACTGACTGCGTAGGGAATAGTATCATCATGCGGTATGGCTGTTAGAAACGCTAACCTGTCAATTTGCTCTGTGGCCAACAAGTTACGACAGTAATCAACCAGTTCAAGTGCACCCTCTTTTAGGGGCAAGTCTCGATAAAAACGTTCACGTGCTTTGATTTTGTTCCAATCCGCATCAGGTATGCGTTCTCCATAATCCCAACTGCGGTGTACCATTCTACGTGCTTCGCCCATCCAATCGGCGACTACATCATCCATGTCTAAGTATAAGTTCATAATACTTATTGTACACTAAGTGACTTGACGTGTGCAATGTCTATGTGATTTTGTAATGCTCGAACTCGATCACTGTTACGTAGGCTTTTGTAGACTAAATTGGGCACGGAAAACTCTCCTTCAGGTGTTGTTAATCCCAGTCTGCGGTAGTCTTTGAGTAACTTCATTGCTGTACGCTCAGTGGCCAAATCCCCAGTCATAATCGCTTGTTTAATAATCTTGTCCCACATCAGTGTTTTACCTTCTACAGCTTCTTTGTCATATTCAGGCACGGGTTGGGGCTTGCGTAACCAAACACCATCCTTGATGCTGTAACAGCCCGAACTGACTGCGGGGTGGGCTCGATCTTCAACATAAAGCTCCACGGGTATGCCGTAAATTTCTAAATCTCTGTTAAGCTGTTTGTACAACAGTCTCTTAGTGTCCATGAGTTCAGCAACTTCACGGTCACACGGGACGTTGCTGAGATCTGCAATGATATGTAAGTCAATGTCGCTTTGTGGAGTATAGGAATAGTTGGCATTGCCCCCGGTGATAACTAAATCTTCAACTGACAAGGGCACGTTTAAAAACTTGACGAAATCTTCGGCAATACGCAACAGCGCACCTCTAACGGTGCTTTTTAGGCGTTCATTTCCCTCCCATAGTTTGGAGTTTAACGTGCCATGATGGCCAACAGGTGGTGCAAATAATTCTTCAAAATTCATATTAATAATATTTATGTGTGTAAATACTTGTATGACAATGCGTGTACAAACTCAATACCCTGGACACTTGTTAGTGGCCAATCCCAATAATCCACGTGACGAATTATCACGTAGCGTTATATTGCTAGTTAACCATGTTGACGATATTGCTATCGGCATACAAATCAATCATCCCTTGGACAGCATGTTGTTAGAGGAAGTTGCTGTTAACAGCAACATACCTTTTAACTACAATCAAAACGCTTTACTGTACATGGGCGGTAATGTAAACAACAGTCGAGTACATGTTATACACAGCACGGACTGGGCGGGCGTTAGCACAGTCAAACTTACCAAAGACATTTCCATCACACACGACGTTGGCATACTACATGCCATAGGCGCAGGCAAAGGACCAGAACGTTTCAAAGCCTGTGGCGGTTGCTGGATGTGGAACAACTACAAACTTGATCGCCAATTAGATCCTCACAACCCCATGGAAAGCCACAGTTGGGAAATTGCACAGGCCAATCCTAAAACTGTGTTTGGCTTGGACGGAGTAGATATGTGGCGCCAAGCAGTTGATGATGCTGCACACTTTAACACCGCACAGTGGTTTTAATCCTGTTCGGGATGTAAATTATTCAACATATTACGAATAGCCGGAGCCGCAGTTTTAGTCTTGTTACGTTCCAATTGACTAAAATCAAACTTGTGTGGTTTATCTGCATCCTCAGTGCTGGTAGTTACTACGCTGGTGCGTTTTAAACTGTTCATTACACTGCTTGTGCCACTGGAGTTATTGCGTTGCTGACTTAGGCTTTGTTCTTCGGGTTCATCCAAATCTGTAATGCGTAGTGTTTCTACGTTAAACTCTAAATCAACTTTTTGCCCAACACCTGAACTACTACGAGTTTTCATAAACTGTATTTGATAACGTCCACGTTCTTTCATAGCACGACTGGTAAAGATACCAATAACATTATCCGCTGTCATAATCTTACTGAGTCCGCCGGATATATGACTGTGGTCAAACTCAATTTCTTCTACAGCACTACGATTCAACTGTGACGCAGTTACTGTTACACATTGCGTTTCCATTGCTAAATTTCGTATCTCTTCTGACACATATTTGTCTTTAACAAACAAATCACTGGGACTTACCTTCACATTTAAAGGCATCATTAAATCCAAGTAATCTATAAGCAAAACGTCTGGTTTCACCCCCATTTTTACCTGATATTCTTTTAAATATGCGCGAATATCGTTGCAATTTTTACCTGAGGGCATATACTTAACTTGCATATGTCCCGCACGTTTTTCCAACATTTTAACCTTTAATTCCACATCATCGATGTTTCGAAAAATGTCCCTAGTAGAGATTCCAGTTGTCATAGAATCCAATCGCATACACACTAATTTTTCACTTAACTCAAAAGTTAGATACAATACGTTCAATCCCGCCAGTGCCCAGTTTACACCCATGTTTGCTAGGAATAAACTTTTACCACCACCAGATCCTGCACAAAAGATATTAAGCTCGCCTCTGTTAAATCCGCCATACAGTTTGCGATCAATGCTGGGCCATCCCGTACTCATTTGTCCGTTGTTGTCTTTGAGTGCAGTTAGCCTTGCTTTAGGATCTTCAAAATAGTTTGTGCCCATGTCTTTGCTTAAACTAATTTGAATTGCATCTTTGATTAATTTTTCCACTGGACCATAGTCGCCGTCTTCTAACAAGTCGGCACTTTTAACAATCGCACGTTCAAGTCCTTTGTGACGACTAAAGTTTTCAAATTCATCCATTAACCATTCATAGTTTTCTTTTGGCAATGTCAGTGTTTGAAAGTCACTTTTAGTTGCGGCATTTACAATTTGCACTTCTGGCATGACTTTGTATTCATCAACATACTTGTTGATAAATGTCGCCGCTTCCTGTAGTCGTTGATCAAAGTTCTCAGGATCGAAAATGTTTTGACACCTAATAAATGTTTCAGCATCGCTTAAAAACATTTCCAAATATAATTTTTGTACTGTTTGGTCATAGTTTGGTTTTGGTGTGTCTTTTTTATTCTTGTACATTTTCTAATTTCCTTTTAAGTAGATTTAAATTTATCTCTCCATGAACCCTATACTTCAATATAGTGGTTAGCGTGTATAATCTACCATATCGTTTAACTGCATCTGCTACGTCCTTAATGTCATCTTCCCATGGTGGCAAACTAACACTCCACCCATGTGCCAATGCGGCTTTTAACATTTTAGCACCAGCTCGATCTCTGTCTGGTACTACAATGACTTCTTTGTTTAACATATTAATTCTGTTGCATTGAGTTTCGCTTGGTTCATTGTGCATAATAGCACAGCCATCAATAGCAATAGCATCAAACTGTCCTTCAACTACAATTATATATTTTCTTTCAAAAGTCTGTGAGTCAATATTAAACACATACCCAGGTTGAGCATCTGTTAGGTATTTTGGTTTGCCATCTGTAATTTTACGTCCAGTCCATCCAACAATTTTACCTTCGTGATAAAAAGGAATAATAACTCTATCTTTATAACCTGGTGCAGCACTCCACATCCAATTATACCATTCTAACTCCATGCCACGACTTACGATGTAATCAATCACTGGCCCAATATCTTTTTCAATTTCAGGCAATTGTTCAGACTTGATCCAATCCATAATGCTTAGTGTATCATCTGGTAGTTCACGTTCTTTTAATTCAAAGTTCAATGGTTTGGCTAACACTGGTTGACCGTCTTTGATTTTAAGTGCGGCTAAATTTAGTTTACCAATGTCAACTTCATTCATGCCCATCCACTTAAATAGGTCCTTCGTATTTTTACTTAATAGTTTACCAGGACTCCATCCAGCTTTGAAATTACAGTTAAAACAATGATATGTCCAACCACCGTCAGAGCTGATCTTAGTACCACCACGTTTGCGAGTATCAGGTTTTTCACCTCTATGATGACAGCATAGCGAATTGAAACTAGTCCAACCAGATGGAGTAGTTTTTCTATTTGAGGGTAATAAAGATAAAAATGCTGTTTGTATATCGTTCACTATACTAGTTTAACTTCTGTATAGTAATCTGTCAAATGAACCGAAGAAAGAAGGTCTATCGTTAGTTGAATCACCTGGTGCTGTTGCTGGTGTGTGATAAATTCGAACATAACTGTAAATTCCATTGAAATTCAAATAATCAATTCCAGTGAACCCGTTGTATGTTAATGTTGCGATAGTATAGTACCAATTTGTACTATCTGGTTGATTGGCTAATGTACCTTGAACTGTTACAGTTCCTTTGTAATTAGTCATGTAAAATGCCATTGTATGTAACGCTGACCCATTGCTGTGATATTCTGGATTAGCATACAAATTACCACTTGGATAATAGTATAAAGTGTTTTGTTGGTTCCAAGTTTTCAAAAATGAAGTAACTTCAGTACTGGGTGATAGTGTAGGATAAACATCGTCGGCCAGTGTCACAGTACCCGCCATTCCGTAATACGTATTAGCATAAGTTGGCAAATATCCGCCGGCTGTTGTATCCAAATATTTTATAGTAAAGCTATAATCGCTGGCCAATAAATTAATTGTATCACTTTCAGACAACGTTAATTCTGCTACACCACGCAATCCTGCTGTACCAAAAGTCAATGTAGTTGCTGAGGTAACAGGCTGTGTTGTGATGTTATTCAGTGTAACGGTAGTAGTTGATATTCCAATAACAATACTGTTGGCTGCAATTCCGAAACCTGTAACAGTTTGCCCAATTTTTGCACCAGTGGAATTAGTCATTGGCAACGTATTGCCAATGACTGTTTGATCAGTAGTAACCGCAAGAGTAACAGAATCATCAAGAATAACTAATGGTTTCTGTATAAACATTCTGTTATTGGTAACATCAAACATTGAGAAAATGTAAGTACTGGTACTGGAAATAGGGAGGCTTTTTTGATCACTATTTTTGATTTGTATTCTTACTTTGTTCTTAACGCCCTTTTGAAATTTTAGGTCGCGTTGATACATAACGTTATTAACTCCTGATACTGTTGGATCCAAATCTAATATAACGGTGGTTACATTTGGATATAAATAGATTGGTAAACTTTGCATAATGATATTTATTGAATATAATGCCGTCTAATAATTCCTTCCAAGAAAATCATCCTTTCGTATCCTGCGTAAAATCCAACAACATCGAATATGTTGGAATCGTTATCAATTTTGATAGTTACGTTACTAGTATATATGATATTAGTGTAATCAAAAGTGATGAGGATCGTGTAAAATTCTTAGAACTTGGAGAAATATGGTGGTGGGAAAGCAATAGAAAAATTCCTATCAGTATTTTCCTAAAGAAAGAAATGCAGGACTTTAGATATGCTATTAAGACATTTAATAGCAAAGACATTGAGCTAGTGTTTGGCCCAAGTGTTAGATTAAGTGAAATAGCTGAAAAACGAATCAAGCGTAAATCAATACAACTAGTCAGGGTTCCTGCTAAGAGTATTCAATGTTAATCATTTCGCAAATTAAATTCAACTGAACAATAATAACACAGGCATAACTGATAGCATGACTTCTTTTAAAGAAATAGGCCTCGTCAGCTTTTTGCCAAATCTCATCTTTAATCGCCTCGAATCCTTTTTCCTTGCATATTGGGAGGAGATGCTTTTTACCAGGCCTCATCAATGCAAGTACCGCGGCTAATTCTTCTACGCTTTTAGGCTTTAACTCTCCCAACAGTTTACTATAACCGTTAATATGGAATAGTTGGTCACAGACTTCTTTTTCGCCTAATAACTCCCAAACTGGGTCAGTGTTTAATAATTCTATTAGATGTTTTTCATCTCTAACACCTTTATAAGCACTGACATTTAAAAAGTCTATTTTAAAATAGCCACGACTCTCGGCAGTTTTATAATCTATACTTGATTGACTTGTTAGTGGATTTGTAGGTATTTGTTGACAATACACACCTGTGTTGTGATGCCGACCTGTTTCCAATGTTGCTGGAATATGTTTAATGACATCTAACACAGTTGTCCTATCTAAAAAGTCTATATCAATATCTGGCATATTATGATTGTTGGCTATCGCCCTTACCTACACGATAATTGTCTTCCACACTGTCAGGAGTGCTTACTTCAATTATAGTGCCTTCTTCAACACAAATCAACTGATGTGGGTTCAATGGTTCATTACGCCATACATCGCCTTCTTGTAATGCTACCATTGATTCATCAGCTGTTTCTGTGTTAATAACTTTCAACATAAAGTTTCCACTAAGCACATACCAAGTTTCATCTTTTTGTGCGTGAAAGTGCATACTAAACTTTGCACCTTTATTAAACTTTAAAAGTTTGCCTGAATATTTGTCGTTGGTTGCAAATATTAATTCACTTCCCCAACCTTTCTGTACGTATCCATTTAATTGTGTTACCATTTTATTTTCCTCTTATAATCTTTTATTGTGGCCTATCAAATGCAATATTGTAACATATTGCTCCCATGCTCGTTTAACCGCAGGATGTTCTATTCTCAGCATTAATTCATCTAAATCAGATTCATCAAAAAACCCTAATAATCTACCCAAGTTTTCTTTTGGCATATGTATAGCAACTACGTCAACTGGCACTCGTGTTGTAAAATCTAAATTATCAGGATCAAAAGAATGTTTGTAATATTGTTTATGACTTTTTTCAATCGATGCTTCAAAAGATTTACAAAATTGATCATCGCTAATCATTTTATTCCAACCTCATCACATATTTCTTTTACCAACGCCACATCAGCTGGGACTGATTTAAAATGTCGAACCCAGTACTGTACATCAAATGCCGGGGCAATCATGTTCAATTGTTCATCACTCATTTTTTGAATCATCTCTTTGCCATTAACAGAATTAAGAATAATCCAACAACTAATTTTACCATTTAATATATCATGTACTGCACGATTTAAACTAACATAGTTGAAATAATGATTAAATTCTGCGTTATTTTCATCACCCCATTCCATCATAGTTTGTAGTGTGCGTTGTACTGCGGACTCAACTGGTTCTGTTTTTATAGTTTCATAAAGGTACTTGTCGTATAAACTGTCAGTACACCACTTGTCTAATTTTATACCGCTTTTGATGACAAAATCAATAAACTTATCAGGATAAAGGGGGTTAATATTATTGACAAAAGAGCCAAACTTAACAAAAGCATTATAATATGGACTTTTAGTAAATTCGTCATATGTTTTATCTTTCTTAGAACCTTGGGTAAGTCTAAAAAATCTATTAAACGCCATGAACCCTGCTTGTACTCTTTTTTCATCTTTTTGCATAGCCCTGCGTTTATTTTCACACATGTGAGCATACAGAGTTTTTTCTTTCATAAAACTCTTGCCACAATGTACACAATTAAAAGGTTGTGCAACTAACGCAATCATTCGTAGGCTTTCCGTTGTTTCTTATCTAATCCCATATCACTAAACAATTCTTCTTTATCTTGTTTAGTCATCATACTACCTAACATTTTAATTTCACTCATTTTCATATTAGGGTATAATTCACATAATAATTTTTCAATTTTATTTGCTTTTTCTTTGCCAGGCGCTTTTATATATTTGTGATAAAAAGTTGCACCTATTCCAGTAGTTGCATATAATTTCCACAACAATCCCTTGTGATTTTTAGCAATAGTAAAGTAATTTTTATTAACACGTTCATTAGTATTTTCTACAAACCACTCTTGTATGTCTCTGTTTTTATCAGTAACATTGGCTGTAAAACGCATCAATACAAATGGATTAAATGCTTTCTTTTCTTCGTCCGTTAGGTTGTCATAGAACGCATAGTTCTTTTGATCTACAGCATTTAGTTCACGTTTAATATCAAGTTTTTCTGTTGCCATCTTCTTTACTCAAATAATATAATACTTTAACACGATCCAATAAATCTTGTAAAGCAGGATTATGCTCGGCGGCATTATAGATATCAACCAGTTCTGCTACCTTTTTCATTGGCATGCCAAGAATAGTTGATTCTTGATTTTTTGAAAGTCTATCTAAGTTTTCAGTGTAGCCAATAACTTTTCTTGTATTTGGATCTGCTCCAAATTCTCTAGCATACGTTATACCGTCTATTTGTTCATAGATGTATGTTGCTCCTGGTTTAAGACTACCTTCACTTGGATACCAGCTCATATTACCAACATTTAGTAAAATCTACAAGCTCACTTTGACGACTAACTTCTTTAACAAAATAAGCACATTGTGGCTTTGGTCCACTTTCTAATGGAGTACACAATAACTGTCCAGGACGCATTTTAGGAAAATACCACTTAACGTCTTGGTAAACATCAATGATATCTATTTCTAAAAACTCTGGTCTAAAACTGCTACGTGGGTTAAAACAAAATGTCTTAAATCCTCTGTCATTTAAACTTGTTAGTGGAAGTACTTCCATATCTGGACCTTCTGGATCACCAACAATAGTACACCAATCTAATGGCATAGTAAGTTCATGTGGTCCAATTTTGAGTACAACCGCAGGCCCTGTAAAACTTTCTAAAAAGATCAAAGGTATAAACATATAATCTGGATTACTGCTGTCACTATTGTCCATGACAGCGAACCGCATGTCTTCATCTATTTCATCTGGTAGATTGTTGAGATAAAAAACTTCATTATCTAACGTTAATATTTGCATTTAGTATTTTACCTTTTGTATTGTGAATGGATACTGGGCTTCTCTATAGAAACGTTTTCTCTCCGTAAGATGCCTCTTGGCATATTTTGATGCGGCCGTAATGTCCCATATCTGGACGAAGTCTTTGTCGTCGGCTTTTCGTATACCACGGCCAATCGACTGTATAACGCGAACAAAGCTCTTTCCGGGCTCAAGAAGAACCAGATTAAAAATCCTAGGGATATTAATACCCACAGCGGCCACACCATAAGTCGCCACAATAATCTTATTGTCCATAGTTTTAACTTCATCGTATTCAGCTTTTCTATCTTTTGTTTTTACTTCACCGCTAACAAATACGCTATCTGGCATTTTCTCTACCATCATTTTGCCAGATTCAATTCTACTGACAAGTACCAATGTATTCCCTGTTTTTGCTATCTCTTCTATTGTACTACAAATGTACGACATTCGCAACTCATCTGTTACCAAATATTTTAATTCTTCTGCATAACTACCAAACTCTTTCCACTCGGCAGTTTGAACAATGTTTACATGACAGGAACTAAGTACTCCAGATTCTTGTAACACATGTGCGGCTACATGGTTAACAACTTCGCCTAAACTAGCTTTGATACTTTGAAATTCATGTTCAGCTTTTGGGATAGTTCCAGTCAATCCCCAACGTATTGGTGCATGTGCTAAATTGCGTGTCAATAAATTTTTTAACACTTCTGCTTTGGCCATATGAACTTCATCAACCATAATTGTTTGAACATTTTGCAGTAATATTTCAAACTTTGCAGCCGCAACTTCGTCCCAATTTTTGCTATTTCTATCTAAGACATTAAGTGACTGCCAAGTACAAATTGTATGCGTCTTATCTAAATTTTTCCTGTCACCATAGTAAACGCCTACGTCTAATTTACAGTTGACGAAATCTTCTTCGGTTTGTTCTACTAGACTTTTGTTAGGAACTATGGTTATTGTTCGACCGTATTTTTCACAAATTTTACTGAGTGTTGCAGTGGTAATTGTTTTACCAAATCCTGTGGCAATTTCTTGTATGCATTGTGGATTTTTTAAAAACATGTTGACAACTTCAACTTGATCTTCACGTAAACGTATAGGTTGTCCTGCAAAACGATGACCTTCAGGCCACGTTTGATCACCCCAAAAATCTTCAGAAATTTCGTCAAAATCTAAGTTCAATGGATTGCGTAAATCTTCAAGTTCAATATAGAAGTTTTTACTTTCCAAGTACTCTAAAACTTGCGGAAGCATACTCAAATAGGTCGTACCGCCAAGACCAAAAAAACTGACTGTACCGTCCCATCTACCCAGTTTATATGACGGTCTAAAGCGAGCCGAGGGGTCTTCGTATTTGAATTTTTTGACTAGTGCTTTGCGTGTGTCTAAGTCTAAATTTTCAATTTTGACATTAACTTCGTCTTTTATTATTATTTTACATGAAGACATTTTATTAAAACTTAACGGTTTTTTTAACTCCAAAATACACCAAATTTTCATGATTTTTCAGGAAATTTCTGAGGGTATAATGTGCATTGTCTGTGCCAAAATTTATAATGCTATTAAATTTAATTTTGGATTTTAATATAGTTTTTGGCATTTTACCGCTAATAAACACTATTTGTGTGTGGTCACTAATCGGTGAATTTAGACCCTGATTTTTGACAAAATCATTAAATTTTTTGCCTATTTCGGTAGGTAATCTGAACAAAACTGACATATTTTCATTAGGTATATTCATATCACTGAATAGTGTATGTGCTTCTAATATTTTATTAATTTCATCTCCACCTGGGATAATAACTAAACTTGGGCCTAAATTTTCTACCACATTTTTTAGGCAAATTTTGTCGGTTTTTTCAAGAAAAACAGGATTTTGCGTATTTAAGAATTCAACAGTTTTTTGATCATGTGTTGGATCCTTCAAATACGTTTCAATGTGTTCGTCCCATAACGTGATACCCATTTTTCTTGATTCGAAAATTGATTTTAAAATATCACTACTTGATAACTCTGGTAAATTTTCATTAAAATTCGTAATTTTTGGGGTTCCGGCTTCAAGTACTAACATAGGTGCATAATTTTCTAGATTTTCTAAAATTTCGGAAATTTGCAATTCATAATTCATAAATTCTTCATCAGTATCAAAATTTCTATCGTTAATTAATTCGATAATAAATTGTAAGTTTGGTTCATTTAGTGAAAAAATCCAAGAAGTTGTACTTTTGTCCCATTGTATAATGCCATTAGTATTTGATTCTCTGTAATTTCTAATTTTACCAATAAGTTCTTCATTGAACGGAAATTTTACACAAATAAATTTTTCATTTTCTTTTTTTATGATATCTACACTTTTAGTAGATACTGCAATCCTAATAGGTAAGTAAAATTTTGGTTCTGACAAAAATGCTGTAATATCACCGTGGCCTTGAATAGCCATTGCTCCACTATATCTATATAAAATCTTAATTGCTAGGGCACATTGTTTTTCTGTGAACCCAACTTTTTGTAGAATATAATCTTTGAACCCGCTGATAACTTGCAAGTCCCATTTACTAATTGAAACAGAACTAGCCGCTAATGCAAGAATCAAATCTTCAATATAAGTCATTATAATGTAACATCCTCAAGACCAGCAACACGTAATTTAATAATATTACTGAGTTGCCATTGTTTAATGTCTAAACCTTTGATAATTCCAAGCCACTGATTTCTTAACATAGCAAATTCGTTGATAACTTTTTCCATATCAACCACATCTGCTTCGCCATCTACGTATTTTTCTACATCTCTACTGCTTAGAGCCCGTTGATAATTTTCTAAATATTTTTTGAATGTTTTAGAGCGTATGCGTCTTAATTCAATATTAAGATATTCAAGTATAGCTTCAATTTCCTGGAGCTGATTAAATCTTTGTTCTACAATACCAGGCAAACTAGCAGACGCTTTTTCTACACTTCCGTGTATTTTTATTTCGCGCCTTGCTTGTTCGCCTTCAGTATAAAAGTGATCTAAACAATCTGGAAGGTGTGCTATATCTTTGCTGACTTTAGCATACCAAGACATTATTAATCCTCGTCTTCGTAATAATCATTTTCATCGTCAGTCACATCGTCATTGTCTTTATCTAAGACTAAGTCGATGGCATCATCTAAATGACTATCATATCCAACAAGAGCTTCTAAAACATTTTGCTCAACATCTTTACCGAGTAAAAAGTCTACAAAATGATTTGCGGCTGTGTCTTTGTTTTTTTCAGGAATATATTCTTTGAAAACATCCCAAACCTCAATGATTAAATCTTCTTCCATTATACTTCTTCCTCAACAGATTCTGTTACTTCAACTGAAGCGACTGTGGAGTTATCCCATTCCAACATAATTGTCATTAGTTTATCTTCTGTCCAATTTTTGCGGAACTCGGATGTGACTTCACCTGTCTTCTTACTTATATATTGTAACTTATTTCCAGATTTTGTCAAGACCCCTTTAGCTTCAAAAAGGTCAACTAAACCACTAGTTGGTTTCATTCCAGTTGTATATGGAATTTCAACTTGTACACTTTCAAATGGTTTTGAATAACGTGTTTTCATAATTTTACAAGCACTACGAATACCGTTAACTGTTGTAGTTTTATTACCATCTTCATCAGTTTTAAGTTTGAGTTTCTTCATAGCAACTACAATACTAGATGCATAAATGAAGCCTTGTCCGCCTGATATTTTATCATCTGGATCAAACATATCCTGACTTGCGTATGTGTGATTAGTACAAACCAATCCAACGTTATAACTACCAAACATATTAACACAGTTACGAACAAGACTTGTAAGTGCTTTAGGTTTACGACCCATATCACCTTTCATTTCGCCTGCTTCAAACTGATTAATGTCAGTTGGTGTTAACAACATTCCTAAACTATCAATTACAAACATAACTTTTGGACGCTCTGCGGCATCCATAACTTTATATTCTTTCATGAATTCTGATATAGTTTTTGCTACATCATCAATCATAGCCATGTTAAGTTTTAGAAGTTTATCTTCACTTGTATCTACACCCAATGCGTGTAGCCATGCTTCGTCAAGTGCGTTTTCGCTATCAACTAGGATAACATAAATGCCTTGTTCTTGTGCATGTCGAATAATATTGCCGGAGCAAATATAACTTTTACCAGCGCCTGATTCGCCAGCAAA